CCACGACTAGCCCTTGATACCTTGCACACTTGGCACATGTCGGATGATGTTCACTGATCACAACGTGATACACACCAGATTCCTTATATCTTTCAGTTGCCCCTGTATTGTGGGCCACACGCATTTTTGTCCTGGTGACTGTTGATGCATAGAAATCAAGCGGTAGTTTCTTTCCATCTTTCGTAATAAAAGAGGATAGGCCGTTCTTTGCGAATGTCGCCTGCACTGACTGGGCCACCACTTTCGATCCATCGCCTTTGATCATGCCCTTTGCTATGTCGGTCTTTACTGCTTGCAATATCTGATCAATGTTTTCTATAGCCAGTGTCATGGCCGTTCTGAATGATGCGTTCATGTCGATCATTGCATCAGCGGTTATGCTTGCCACGCCTGCCAGGTGAACTTGTTTATTAATCCCACCGATTGTCGTGCCTTCTGCATCTGTCTGCAAAAAGGATTCAGCGGTTTGCATTCCGTCATAGTAAGCCTGCCCTAGTATTGCACCCATTACACCTGTTATGTCTGCGCCTAGTTGGGCCAGTCTTTGTCCTATTGCTTGGATCAGTGCCATTCTGCCTTCGTCTTGCAATAAATTACCGACACCACCTGCCTGGGCTATGATGTCGGCTACTGCTTGACGACACATCTGGATGATCTGTTCATGATTCTGATCTGCCATTCGTGTCATCCCCCTATTAAAATACTTTCGTGATCACAATTGTGATGATCCCTGCACTGATCATAAAGCCAGATAAAACGGTGTTGATTGATTCACGCTTGATGCTCTTTTCCTGCACTTCGTTCGCGATCTCCACCTTTTCTTTGATGCTTTTGATTTCGTTCTTGTACATCATCACTGTGTTACACCTCCACTTTGTCCAGTTTGTCCACCCACTTGATCACCTTGTCCAGTTTGTCCATTGTCGCCACCTGTTGCCGTGCCGTTCGGGTTCTGGTTGTCTAAAAGGTTGCTTAGTGTATTTCTTCCCTGGATAATGGCGGTTGAATCCGTTGATGCTTGTGACTCTTCGATCTGATCGATTTCGTCATCCACCCATTCTTCTGATGCAGTTGGGTTCTGATTCTCCACTGTTGTTCGTAATGACTGCGTGCCATTCTTGAATGCTGTTGATTCTTGATCGATCAATTCTTTACGGCTGATCGGCAACATATCAAGTAATTGAACTTTTGGTTCTTCCACGATCACATTCGGATCATCCTGGTTTTCAATCCACAAACAGTTTTCGAATAATTCCTGGATAAAATGCACATACTCTTTACTGAGTGATTCAGCTTTGATGATGCTGTTTAATAGATCGTAGAACTTGGCCACACCACTTTGTGCAGATGTTCCACCGTCTTGATAAAAGTCGAACGCTTTTTCAGATGTCATGGTTTCCATCAACATTATTTTCATAATGTCCTTAACCCATGTAATGTCACCGATTTTTGTCACATCGATCTGGATCACTTCCATCGCTTTTCCGTTTTGGTCGAATGTTACAATTTCCAGATCACGATGATCAATGTTTTTAGCCTGGCCGTTCTTATCCATGCCATATCGTTCAATGGCCTTCTGTTCAAGTGCATGGAATATTTCCTTTGAAACTGCGATTCGTGGTTTGCCGTTCCGCTCATACACAATCGAATTCATTGTTAAACGCCAGTTGACTTCATCCTGCTTTGATTCTTGGCCATGTAAAGCGGATTTGCCCAGACGGTGTGTGAATGTCTTATTATTAGGCCAGTACACCACAAACGGTTTGTCACGGCCTGGAAACTCTCGTCTGATTTCATCCATGCCCAGGATTTCCATGATCGTGGCATCATCTTCGATCTGATCAAGCTGACCGCCTTCATCCATGCTGTAAAGGAAATGTTCAGTGTATAGTGTATTATCTTCTACACGCTCACGATAAACATGCAGATATGTTTCATCTGATTCCCCATCAAAATCATCATCATTTTCGATCACTAGTTCATACACCAGATCACATCCCTGGCCATCATCGTGCGGAAAATACACATCACGTGACTTGAAATCAAGTCTGATCCCATTTTCACCGTCAAACGGTACACCCACGATTCCACCGTCTATCTGATGCTGTGTGAGGTTCACGCGGTGTTCTAGCATTAAATTTGACCGCTTTGCAATGCCTTTGATGATCTCTTTCTGTTTTTCAAACGGATCAGTGAATTCGTCTGGGTTTTCTGGTTGATCCGTCACATCAATGTTCACTGGATTGTCAATGTTTTCCGTTGCGGTGAAATCCTCCGCTTTTGTGGATGTTGTCACCTGGCCCATTGCCCTTGAAACTAGCATGGCAGGAATATCAACGATCATTTTCGAGACGTTTGCCACGATGTATGGTGTCTTGATGTTCTTTGCTCTTTGTTCCCCTTCTGTGATCAGTTCATATATTTCCCCATTGTCCACTAAATCTTTTGCACGTGGGAATAAATCCACATGTTCCCCATCATATAATTTTCTGTATGTCTTGATCTTGCCGTGTTGCTTTCTGATGACTGCATCTGTCCACTTTGTCCACTTGATTGTCATTTATTCCGCTCCTCTCTCAATCTCTAAATATCCCATATGCTCGTAAAGCAAAAACCTGGGCGATTATGCGCCAGGCTTATTCGTGATATACCACGGTGATTGATTTCTGCATCTTTTCTATGATCTTATATGCTTCTTCTACCGTGTACACAATGTCCACTAGTGTTCGGACTGTGTTGGTTTCTGTCAATTCGATTTCTAGGATGACATGAAATTCACTGTCGAATGAACTGATGATGGCTTTTAACATGGTTTGCCCCTTCCTGCTGATCTTTTATGACCCCCTTTGTTTTATCGCCCCCTCTCATGATCGATTAATGCCTGCAAGTAATATAGGCCCTTCTCTAAATCCTGCACACCGTTTTTCTTTTCGAATCGTAACGTGTATTTGATCACATTGCCGATATAGAAACCGCGGATCACTTCTGGGCCGAACTTCATCTTTAATAATTCCAGGACATCAATGCCACCGTCATGATAATGGCTAGGCTTGTTTATTATGTCCTCTGTTGGTTCTGGGCATCCTTCTTCGTCCAGGCCTTCTTTCAGATCATCATAATTTCGCGGTGGCCCCATGTATGTCTCATTCATTTCCGCTTGCTCTTGCTCTGAATAGATGCACGTTTCTTCTGGATCGACACACGGTTCTGGTCGATAGCCATCTGCATACATAGGGATGTAACCATTCTCTTTTGCTTTCATGTAATCGTGGCGAACCTCACTATATGACAGGCCCTTGTCTTTTGCGATCTTCTCAATGTGGTAAACTTCTTCATCCATTAGTTGATCATTCATCAGATCATGGTTGATCATATTTCTTTCATATCGTTCCCTGCTTTCAATCGCTTCTCTTTCCATCTGTCTTGCAATAGGATCACCAGTGATTGAATGATGCTTTTTCTTTTCTGCTAGGTAGTCGCTCTTTACTTCAAAATAGCTTCTTCCTTCTTCCTGTGCGATCTTTCGTAACGTGCGCCATTCTTCACGACTGACTGATTCATCCCATACACCAGAACGTCTGTATGCATTTTCTAGTTCGCTTTCTTTCGCTTGCCCTTCCAGGCTCGATGTCGGTTCATCTGTCATGTAATGTCCACTATGTCCACTTCCATCACATAACGTGCAAGGTATAGCCATTTTGAAATCTTCTGTTTTCTCTTTGATGATCTCGCCTGTTCCATTACATTTTCCACATGAAATCATTACTTTTCTCATTTTTATCCCCCATTGTTCGGTTTTTGTTGTTACTCGTATAGTGCTGCAAATTCATTTTGATAGTAAAACACGAACTATCCTAAAAATGGACCAATTTTTCGTTCGGTTTTTACCACCCATTCATTCCAATCACGCCACCTTGCTTGTTTGGATCGAAATGCGTTTTAAATAAATAGCGGATCATATCCATCGCGTGATCGTGTTGTTTGATCGGTCTGTCTGTTCCTTTTAATCCTGCTGTTTCATCCCAGGCATACAGGCCGAATTCCTCAATCGTGTTGGTGCATTCATCCACTACATAAAACGAATCATTGTGCAGTGCATTGGCCACCAGTCCGATCCCTCCTATCACCTCATTGTCGGCAGGTGTAACAAATAACCCTGCTTGCTCGAATTCAGTGATCAGCGGTGTTGCAGATGGATCAAGCGTGATTGTACTGACACGCCTATTCCCTATAAACTCTCTAAAATCGCTTAAATACTGGGATGTTGTTTTCCCCACATCTTTCTTTCTGCCATCATAGTAGTATTCTTTTAACAAGATGATCAGATAACGTCTTTCCCTGGTCGGCCCTGGATGTAACCACTGACCGAATAAACCGAATGCGGTCGGGTTCTTTGTTCCATAGTCACCAGCTACATGGTATTTCATCGGTGGTGATTTTGGTATCTGGTCTTTTGTGATCACATGTTTGTCTGGATCAAATACACCATAAACCAGACCGTCTGCCATAACCCATCGGCCCAGGATCATTCTTTGATAACGTGCAGGTAAACCGCTATATTGACGTTTCATTCTGGCCTTGTATTCATCAGATAACGCCATGTTATCATCCATGATGAATGTGAAACGTGCCCAGTCTGCCATTTTCGCTTCATTTTCCACATATTCTTTCAGCACCCAGTGATGTGGACTGTCTGGGTTCGTTGTGGCCAGTAAAATGGATTCTCTATAAGATAGACGACCGACCAATTCATCGAACACCACTTGTGGCATCATGGTCAATTCATCTATATAAGCGATCATCAATGTTGAACCACGGACACGTTTGATCGCACCTTTATCCTTTGCCCCTACGATCCACATTCTACGTGTGAACGCTTGATCACCTTGCCACACTTCAATGTCGATGTGGGATTTCTGAACATGATTATAATTTATATTGTCGCTGTCCAGTAA